CCACGCCGTGAGCGCGTGCCGTCGTCTTCAGCGCCTCCTGGAAGACCTTGCCGCCCATGCCGGCGTTGACAACCGAGTTCCAGTCCATCAACTTCACTGTTCCGGACGCAAGCGCCTGGGACAGCTGGTACATGGCGGTAGATGCCTGCTGCGAGTTCGAACCCGACACAGCGGCCAGGTTCGCGATGCCCTTGATCGCCTCGGTCGCCGGCTTGAGCTTGACGCCCGCAGCCGTGAACGTACCGATGTTGCGGGCCATCTCGCTGAAGTTGTAGATGGTGAGGTCGGAATAGTCGTTCAGCGTCTTGAGGGCGCCGTTGACCTTGTCCAGACCCTTCTGACCCTTCAGGCCAGTGTTGGCAAGGATCGTCTGCACCGAGTTCAGCGTGGTCTCGTATTCCTTGAGACCTTGCTGGATCGGTGCGATCGTGAGCGACTTGGCGAAGTGGAGACCTGCGTCGACAGCCCGGTTGGCGATGTTCGACAGGGCTGTGACGCCAGCCACAGCCATCGCAGCGAAGCCCTTGTTGATCCGGACGATGCCGTTCTCGATCGTGCCGAGAGGCAGTCCGCTGGCGGCGCGAGAGACCTCAGAGAGGCCCTTGCCAGCGCCAGAGAAGTTCAGACTGGCCTTCAGCTTGTCCATGATGGACAGCGTCTCAGTGGCGCCCGACTTGAGCTGCGTGTTGTCTATCTTCATTTCGACAATTTTGTTGTCGATTGTGTCGCTCACTTCGAAGTCACCACCTTCCAGGCTTGGTCTGCGATTTGGTCAAAGACGGGCTTGATTGCGGGGTTGATGAAGTCTCTCCCCTCGACGTATCCTCCAGTTCCGGTGCCGTGACCGTACTGGAGCATGATCACGATCGGCGTTCCCGCCTCCACGTGGCTGTTGGTCCAGGTGATGATGTACTTGCCATCCTCCTGGGAGATCTCATAGCCCCACGCCCGGGCCGTTTCACCCGTGTCCGTGGGAGTTGCTGCAGCGAGAGCATCCGCGCCCTCCTGGGCGAAGCGCTCCAGGCCGGCAAATATGTCATTCGCCTGCATCTCCTTCAAGAACCGCTCGAGGTTGTTGGTGGAGCCTTTCGTCTCCCAAGAGATCATGGCTCCCCCTTCCGGAGCTAGACCAACGTGTAAAGGCCCTCTTGGCCTGTGGGTTCCAGTCGACCTGTTGTCAGCTCTGTGAAGACGCCGGGGACGTTGGTCTGAGTCAGGTCGCCTACTCCGATGTTGGTGAGCTGTGCAAGCCCGCCGACAGAGTCCGGCACGATCGTCTTTGGCCCCCAGAGGGTGACGAGGTTCATGAGCTCTTCGATCGACGGCAAGCGTGCGAAGGTGGTGTCAACGTCGCCGCCAGGAAGATCTGGACTGATGCTGCCGGCGTCTCCACCGTCGATCACGCCTTGATTCCAGGGGCCGTCAACATCTCCACCGTCGTAGACGGCGCCACCTTCGATGGATCCGCCATAGAGAATGGCCTCGACCGCCTCCAGAATGTCCGCGGGGATGTACCTGGAGTCGAAGTAAATATGCGCGGTCGGGTGGTAGCCGTCGATCTTGACGGGGACCGTTGTGAGCCCCCAGGTGAAGACGAGCGGGTCTAGGCTGTCGGTGATAGTCCCTCGAGTCAGGCCGCCAGGAACGGCGGTCAAGTTGTAGAGAATATGCACTCGGTAGCCGAGATCACTGAGCTCGAGATCGTTCCCGACGAGCGTTCGGAACGACATCCCGAACAACCGAGACTCTTGGCTGTCCACGTACAGACCGCCGTCGCCGAGTTCGATGGTGCCCTGGTAGGGCTCGAACTCCTCGGGGTAGGTGTACGCGCTCAGGTCAGCAGCGAAGTCGCCGGAAGAGATGACGTCGTTGATCTTGACGCCATCGAAGTAGACAGGCTCGACCGAGTCCTCCGAGAAGTTCTCATCAAGCGCTGTCAAACCATTCCAAGCGACTCCGCTGTTGTCGGCCTTGTAGAAGACTCCGCGGTCGACTCCGGCCTCGAAGAGACGCTGGCCGGCTTGATCCCACTGAAGCTTGGCCATCACGTCTCCTTTCGTCTAGTCGATGCAGGTGATGTGGTGCGACAGTCCGAGTGAGAGATCTCCGCCTTCGACGAAGACAACTCCATACGCGAGGAAAGCAGTCGCACGCTTGTTGTCGACCTCTTCGGTACCGGAGACAGCTCGCGAGAAGGTAATGACGGGTGGCATCGAACGGAACGCAAAACCGAGGTCAAAGAACATTCGACCAAAGCCGTTGTCCTGAAGACCAGCCGTTGTGGTTCGGACACGAGCCGCCGTATACCCGTCGATGACGCCGGTGTCGAGAACGTCGAGACGCGACTCGTGGCCGGCAATCAAGCCGTCGTGCGCATCGAGACGGCCATCGTCGGTGACTAGAGCAGCCTCAGCTGCATCGAGCCTTGTGTCGAGAGCCGTGCTGAGGTCAGCAAGGTCAGACGCCTCGACAACGACTCGCCACTCTGCCGTGGCCAAGTCGAACCGGTTGATCCGACCAGTCGTCGTGTTGACGATGGTTCGACCATTCCACAGATCTGGGCCAGACAGGTTGTTTCGGGCAACCTGAGTCATCGGAACCACACGATCCCGGAACTCTACGGTTGCAGCGTTTGCTGCGCGAACCACCGGAGCGAACAGGAGGTCCTCGTCCACGGCCGGATACTGGTCGTATGCCATTTGTTACTCCAATCTGTAAAGGCCGTTGGTCGGTGACGCGTAGAGTCGCGTTCCCGGTAGTGCTCGGTTGAGCCCAGGCGTACTTGTCGGATAGAGGTCTCCAGAACCCTCTACAAGATCTGCGAGACCACCAATGCTGTCTGGAATGATGAGAAGTGGGGTCCAGTCGACCAGAAGGTCGAGGATCTCTTCGAGGACAGGCATGCGTGGGGGCGTAGTGGCAGTCCCGTACAAGATGGCCTCGAGGACGGCAAGTGCGTCAGACTCCATCTTGATGCTGTCGATGATGTAGTGCGCCGACGGCCGGTGAGACTCGCTCAACGGCGGTACAGCATTGATGACCCATTCGAGCGGGTTGACGGCCACCGTGTCGGTCAGGCTGGAGTAGCCGCGGCGGTTGAAGCTCGCGATCGCGTTGTACACCAGATGGATCTTGTAGTCGGCCTCGTTCACCATCGTGCGGTACGAGAGACCGAAGCGACCTCGGCGCTGGCGGGTCAGGACGAATCCTGGAACCACAGCAAGATCACCAAGGTTGGCGGAAAAACCCTCCGGAGCCCAAAAGGCGCTCAGGGTTGCCTGGTAGGTCTTGGACGAGACCAGGTCGATGTACTTGACGCCGTCGAAGTAGTAAGAGTTGAGCTCTCCTCCGAGGGCAGCCTCATCGACTGAAACTAGTCCGTTCCAAACAACCCCCGGGGAATTTTCGGGGTAGAAGACGCCTCGATCGACGCCAGCTTCGTACTTTCGTTGGGCATCGCCCCAAACGAGCCGCGCCATCTAGACCTCCTAACCCGTTGTATTGAGCTGGGCCCTCCGCTGCTCGTTGAGCTGACGGTTCCGTGCGATGATGTCCTGCTTCGACATCTTCTTCGGCTTGGCCTGCTTCTCGTTTAGCACTCGAATCAGAGTGAAGAGCCGATTCAAGTGCCAGTACTGGGCCTCCCACGGGATGTTGAACTGCACCATCCAGTAGTAGACAAGCTCTGCGGTGATGATCTCCCGGGTCTTGGGGCCGTCAGGCACCTCACGGAACCAGGTTGCGGTCATCTTCCGTGCGACGTACTCATTGATCATCGAAACGTTGTCCTCAGAGAGTTTGTCGAAAACCTCCGGAGCAACATTGGGGGTCAGAGTCATCAGCTTGAAGTACGCCAGAACTTCTTCCGGCGTTTTCGGATCAGGACCGAGAAAGGGTTTCTCGAATTCTGACTCCCATTTTGACAGTGAGGAGAGAGAGTGCTCCAGCTCCAGCTGAAAGCTCTCATAAGAGAACTGGTTGGTCTCCTGGTTGAAGTGCTCTGCTAGGATTACTGTTATGGTGAGCACTCTCTCTCCTCCCTGGTCAGATGGTCATCGACCTAGTAGTCGAACGACCAGTCCTCGTCGCCGGTGACGCGGTAGCCGCTCTGCGCGACGGCCTCGACGTTGGCGGTCTGGCCGACGGTGAGCGCCGGCTGGGCACCCGCCGACTTGTTGACACCGTTGATCTTCCACTGCACGCCCGTGACGGACGGCAGCGTGACCACGTGGGTGCCAGCGTTGTACGACGGCTGGTTGGCCGCCGTCGCCAGGTTGACGTTCGTCGTCGTCCCCTCGAAGAGGTCGATCACCTCGGCCGGCAGCGGCAGACGGGGGTCCGTCGACTCGTCGCCGTAGAGGATCGCCTTCAGGTCGGTCAGCGCGTCCGCGTCGACGACCCGAGAGTCGAGGATGAGGTGCGCCGACGGCTTGAGACCCGGCACGTCGACCGGTGTGGTCGTGAACTCCCAGCTCAGAGCGGTGAGCTCCGGGCTGTCGTTCACCGTGGCGTGCGCCTTCTCCGTCGGAGTCGCCAGGCAGCCGTAGACGAGGTGGATCTTCTCGCCGGCGTCCTGCCCGTCGGTGTCGTTGACGATCAGAGTCCGGTAGCAGAGACCGAAGGACTTGCGAGCCTGCTGCGTGATGAGAACGCCGCCAGCGCTCTGCACCGCACCCTCGCACTCCTCGAACTCCACCGGGTAGGTGAAGGCCTCGACCGTGCCGGCGAACTGCTCCGCCGAGACGAGGTTGAGGTACTTCAGGTTGTCCGCCCACTGGGGCGTGGCCTCGGCGCCGGTCGGCGACTCGGTGACGGTCGTGAGCCCGTTCCAGGGCACACCGTCGCCGTAGACGCCTTCCGAGTCGGGCTTGTACAGGACACCGTGGTCGACTCCGGTCTCACCGAAGCGCTCCCCAGTCTTGTCCCACTGGATTGCAGTCATTGCTGTGGTTTCCTCTCAGAAGAACAGTGTGTAAACGTCGTGGTTGAGATCGTTTGCCGTGAAGTGCCTGTCGAACGTGGCACTCTCGAGCGCAGCGACCTTGTCGGGGATCACAGAGTCGGGATCCCTGTCGATCACGGTCACTTGGTACCGCTTCTCGATGCGGAACGGGATGTTGTCCGCGAACTGGGTCCTGGCGTCGTCTCGCTTGTAGACGATCGCCGGGTAGTTCATGATGATGTTGGTCGGGGGCTGGAAGTGAACCTCGTCCGACCCCAAAACCGTCTCAAGCACGGTTTGAAGGTCAGTTCTCGCGCGGGCCGTTGTAAACACCTCCCAGTCTCAGAGTGAGCCGGGGGTGCTGCACCTCGACAGAATCAACTGTCCACAGCACCCCCAGCCACTCAACGAACCTGATGGCGAGGAAGTTTTCGACGGCATACGCATCGGCAACGATCGAGATCTCATTACCGACGGACACATCCTTGTTGAGAGAGTCGCCTTCCGTGTTCGACTTGGTGTTGCGGTTGACAGTACCGAAATATGACTTCTCGGTAATGACATCCTTCGACACTCCGTCGGCTCTCTCCATGTGTCCGTACCCGACGACTCCAGCAAACTTCGCCATGGTTGGACCCTTCGTGGACTACGCCCGGGTGAAGGACCAGTCCGTGTCGATGTTGTGGTGGAAGAAGTACCCGGTGGCGGGCACTGCCACGACGTTCACGGTCACGCCCGAGGCGACGGCGGTCTGAGCGCCAGCGCTGAGGGTCGCGTCCGTGTCCGCGTTCTTGTAGACCACACCGGTCTGGGTCGGAACCGTCAGAACGCCGGTACCGGTGTTGAAGGTCGGGGCGGACAGCGCCGCCGAGACCAGGGTGCCCTCGGCCCGCACGAAGACCTGGGCGGTCTTGTGCTTCGTCAGAGCGCCGGACATCCGGCCCTCGATGAGGTACTTGTACTGGTTGTAGTCGATGTCGAAGTCGTCGAACGTCGAGATCTCGCCACCGCGGGTGGTGCCGACCGAGTAGTCGGACAGGTTGACGAGGAGGATCTGGACCTCGCCCTCGTCACGGGTGACGCCCTCCATCGCCGGAACGTCGGTGATCGAGTTGACCTCGAGCTCGGCGGCCAGCTCCGTCCGGTTGCGGTACAACCGGCGGCCCATCTTGTCCTTCTGGAGGAGCAGGTCGTTCAGGATGCTCCGGGTGCAGAACATGTCCGGGTTGCCGGCGCCCTTGTAGAGCTCCCGCGAACGGATGACGAGCTCGACGAGCTGCTCCGGGGTGTACTCCGCCGGCAGGTTGACGACGTCCGTGTAGAACGGGTCGTCCTGCGCGATCGGCCGGATGTTGTCCTCGTTGATCTTGTCCGCGTCGTCGGGCTCGCGACCGTCGCCGACGAGGATCGCGCGCGCGATCTCCTCGTTCAGCATGAAGCGCATCTCGCCCCAGATCCAGTTGACGACGTCGAGCTCCGTGATGTCGACGATGTCGTCGCGGTCCAGCTGCTGCTTCTTGTAGATGGTCTTCGGGGTGGTCTCTCGGCCGGCGAGGGAGAAGTACTGGGTCTTCTTCAGCGTGGCCTTGATGTAGCCCTTGGCGCGCGCCTCCTCGTGGGTGAGGT